TGTCTAAAGAAATGGAGCTTGTGGAGAAAGTGACACCACTTGACCATATTAACAAAAAGGAAATCTCATTTGCCTTAAAATTTACAAATTGTTGAGCAGGGGTGGAGAGATTATTTAGAGCAAGAGTCCTAACCTCTTGCCCCCATCTCCCCTTTAACCCACTGCTCAACTCACTAAACCACATGAACCATGACCTCTCATCTGTCAGAGGTCTTAATATTGGAGCAGGACCTATCTGACTCATGGTTGCATACCTGGTTTAGCCGACACTCTTGCACCTAAGATATGCCATTTCACTGGGTCTGACATCGAAAGCTCGTAAACTCTCTCTCGACTGCGGCCTAATCTCCTGAATGACACTCTCGCTTGATACTGACCCACCTTCCCTGCGGAAGTTCGTCTCTGTGATGACCATGTATGTCCGCCATCGTCTGAGTGGCGAAGCATCACCACTGGGTCTGCACCTTGACCTGTTTGGATTCCCGATTGGTAGGGTTGTCCTTGTTGGAGGCCAATCCCTGTTTCCATATCCACATCAAAGCGATAGTGAAAGAGTTGTCCTAGATTTTGGAAGATAATAGGACCCCTTATGAGTCTTACAATGGGTCTCCCATCCCATTCTGTGTATTTGTTTAAATCAAGTGTGAGGATTCGAGCAGTCTTTAACCCACCGCAAAGCACTTGGTTAAATGCCGAAGTGGTGTAAAGGACTTCCCAATAATTCTCTTTGTTGATTTTAACATCTCGACTTGACCTCTCATGCCATAGCTTTGTGGCCAAATCGAAAACAAAAGTCTTATTCCCTTGAATCAATGTGAGGCAGTAGAAAGTATGCCCTTCCTGTTGGTAGGCAAAACCTACTGCGTCATTCGTATTAGGCCCTAACTCACTTAGAGCATACTCAATCGCATGAGTGGAGATTCTTGCGGCACTATATCCATTTGACATGAAGATAACATTCTGCCCTGCGGTGGAAGAACCGAGCCAAAAGACTTGACCTGCGATATTCGCCACTGAGTTAGGGGCAGAACATCCTATCTCGGTTGAGGACCCACCTACCTTATTAAAAGGCAAATCCGGGTTATCTCCTGCTCTCCATACTTCATAAGAGCGTGGACCGAAGAACCATAGCTCCCCTTCTCGAATCTCTAAAGCAGAGATAGGGTCGGCAGATGACTCTGCCGAAGCATAGGCCAAAACATCCCACACCCCTGCATTGTACACCTCAGTGAAGTAGAATCGGTTTTTGGTATTGATTGTGGTGTCTATTCTCTCTGTGCCATCGTTAATACACACGATTCGAGCATTGGAGAAAACTACCTTAGTGGGGTTAGTAAACGGAAGGGAGCTAGTTATGTTATTAACTGCCCCACTAAGGTAATTGTAAACATACATCTGAGAGCCATCGACAAACACCAAAGAAAAACCATCGTCTGCAAAGCTCACAGGCGATGACCCTGCACCAATCGTGGTGAGGTTTTGCCATGTGCCATCAATAAAGATTTCATACACCTCAGAAGAATAAGCCGCAAAGACTCGCCCATTGGAGGTGGTATAAAGTCCTCGACAAGTAGAGTCGGCAGGGATTCCCTCAATAGGGGATTCCCCAGTGGCTGCCACTGAGCCTGATGTGTCGGCTATGGTTTCTTGATTAGAATAGGTTTCATAAGTGAATTGTGTGGGGCTTAATACTTGAAGCACCACCAATTCCAATTCATCATAATAGGTTGTATCTTGAACAGTGAAAACTTCCCCCACGATTAGATTGTGAGGGATGGTGGTGTTCACAGTCACTAAATTAGGAAAGCCGCCATTTCCTTGAATCGAGACAATGGCGGCAGTGTTGGTTTCTTTGCGAGTGAAGGTGGCAGTTCCTGGTGTGCCAATCACCTCTGAGGGGAACTTCCCCTCACCTTCTGTGCTTTGGATGTAGCCATTGAGAAGTCGCTTACTAGATGAATTACTCACTCGGCTATCGTAGGTTTGGGCTATCCAATTCTGTACGAGTGTCCTAGCCATTAAATAAACCCTCCTGTGACAATATTCCAATCCACTGATGGGCGTATGTCAGAGGTTAAATGTCTAGGTTTGTTATTGAGTCGCTTCACTCTCGCAAGTCGCTCTTTCGCCATCTTCTCTAATTGAGGCACAACTTCTGCATTACCATAAAGAGCCGCAAGAACTGAGGCTAATTCATATTGCAAAGCAGGGGCATAACCCATTGGGAGATTGAGTTGGTCATTCAAAGTCTTAGCTTGAATCACCACTTGAGAACTCACCAAATAAGTCAAACCTGTTTCTACCGGGAATAGTTTAATGGTCATGTCAGGATAAGTTGGAAACACTGCATAGTAGGTGGCACTGCCTTGCATATTTCGATAGTGACCTGTGGCAGCATCCGCTTCGGTGATTTCCCTTAAAGGGCAGTAGCGTCCATCTTTTAAAACCGCCACACCTATGACTCGGTTTGGGCGTGGAGTTTCAATATCTACCGACCCTGTGGTGGGGCCAATAAGAATTTCCCCTTCGGTAATCAAAGGGGAAGCATTAGACACCTCTAATTGGGTGTAAGGAAACAGGGAGTCTAAGTTCCATGTCTCTAAAATATTATTGAGTTCATTGAGCGCGTGAGAGGATTCTTCTGACCCTAGACTCTCAATCGCATCTATAACTCCTGCGGCTTTGGCCGCTTGGGTGATTAAGTCTCTGGCAGTAGCCATCTCTCAGTCTCCTATTTCTTCTTAGAACTCTTTTTCTTTGGTTGCTCTTTCACTACTTCCTCTGCTTGAGGCTTTTCTTCGATGTAGTGAGTAGCTAAAAACTTGCCGCCTGAATGGCTAATTGGTTTTGGGTTCTTAGGTTCATCTTTCATTAACATAGATAACTCCAAATAGGAATAGACCCCACCTTAGAGATGGGGTCTATTGGTTGATTTCTTATTAGTAACCTTTGATTACAGTACAAGCATATTCTGGGCGAATAACTTTTGAACCATAACAGATGTCGAAACGAACTGGGTAAGTTGAATCTGCGATGTTAAAGTCACGAACCATACGCATTGAGATACCTTCAAAGTTCTGACGCGAAGCCATGTCTGTACCTTTAGGTAGAGTCAAGTCGGCAGTAGCGAAAGTCATGAAATCTTTATGGAACACCAATGAGCGAATCTTGTCTGCTGCAACCGCAGTAGCAGTTGTAGGAGTGTCTGAGATGTTCTGACGAGCGTCTGTTGCAGCTGCGATGATTGGAGCTGCGATAGGTACTGTTACTGCACCTGCACCTGCGATAACTACATCTGCTTGAGCAGTGACATATACTTTTTGCCCTGCAAATGCTTTTTTAGTCTCAGGTTGAACTGCCCAAGCATCTGACCCGCCATTGTTTAGCTCAAAGATTTGACCTTTAGCAATAGTTCCTGCTAGAGTAGCGGTGATAGTCATAGACGCACCTGCGTTAGAACCAATCGCAGGGTTTCCTGCACTAAAGCCAGTAACTGTGTAAGAAGCCTCTGGTGAAGTCTCAGTTAAAGGGATGTAAGAAGATTGGTAGAAAGTAGCACCCGCAGTGCGGCCCATCTTACCTTCTTTGTACTGTTTTGCAATCTCATCAGAAGATTGGAACAATCCTTTAAGAGTATCCACTAGGTCCACTTGCATCATTGTGTCCAAAAGAACAGAACGGTTTGCATCGCGTGGAGTAGTTAAGTTGTCTAGGTATGCTTGACCTAATAGGATAGATTTCCATAGGTCTGCCGCAGCACCCGCAGAGATAAGCGATTGACCCGCAGCAGTAGAAAGTAAGTCTCTCTCAACTTCTGCCGCAATGCGTGACATAGCAGGCTCAATAATACGAGCCGAGAAATCGTCTAGGTCTAAAGTCAAATCAAGTTCTGCGAACTCTAAATCAACACCTGTGATTTCTTGGATTGTTAAAGGAACTGTCTGCTCTACATAGTCCTGAATAGGGCTATCCATTGTCATCCCTTTACGGATTTTGAATTGAGCAGGTTTGCGGATACGGATTGTATCGCCTTTTTTAGCACCTGATTGAGCAAAAGTACCATCGTACTGTTTGTCGATTGCACCCACGAATGTGAGTTTTTCATGTAAAACACGCAGAGCTTCTCTTGTGATTACATCTGGGGTAAGAATGGTATTAGCCATTTTTTATCCTTTTGGTTGTGGTGGGGCAACTTCGCCCCGATTTAGTTTCTTCCAATTTGTTTGTTTCTCCATTTCATCCAATCACTCATGGACATATTCTCTGGAGAAACAGGGTTTCCAGGCCTTCCATGCGTCTGTGGAGTTGGTGTGGCTTTAGTAATTGGGGCTTTGGGTGATGCCAATTTAGCATCTTCTAGCCTAATTTCTAATCGAGTGAGAAAGCGAGTTCTCCCTTGAGCGTTCAATGAATCAAGATATGCTGCCTCATCAGGATTCTGAGCAAGGTGATAGGCCAATTTAGGACCCATATCCGACTCGATAATTTCCTGCAAGGTTTCTTGAGACATTGGAATGTCCACACCCCCTACAACTTCTGCGAAGTCCGGGAGTTCTTCGGCATAGCTTTGCACACGCTCACTCCATACTTTTGCAGCCGACTCAGAAGATACAGATTGAATCCTATCCTCTGTTTGGCGGATTTGTTGCTCCGCTTGATACTTCTGCAATTTCTGCTCTGTGATGTGGTCTATCCACTCTGCCTCAGAGTTGAACTCATCTTTGCCTCTAGTCTTAAAAGTCTCTAGGACCTTGCGACTTTCTTCAAGTTGAGTTCTAAGGGCTTCGATTTCTGCCTGTTGCTCATGCTTTTGCTTGGTGAGCTTGGCAAATCTCTTTTGAATCCCTTTAGGTAGTTCTGACTTATCCTCTGACTCCCCCTCTGATGGGGCTTCTGATGATTCGTTTCCCTCAGTGGCTTTGGTTTCCTTCGCCTCTGGAACTTCGGGAGTTGGGTTTTCCGCCTCTGGTGCGTTCTCTACTAAATCGAGGTTTTCTTCTGTCATTCTGTGCCTCTTCACATAAAATTTCCACTAATTCCCTAGTGTGGGGTGAGATTTTAAGGAATCTCCATCCTTAAATATAAACAATAGGTGACTAAAAATGTCACCTATTTTCGCAAAGTTTCATCAATATTACGCATCACCTCAGTATTTTCGGCTTGGTCGGTAGAGATAGGGCCAGGCACAGGAGGTACATAATCTTCCGGTGTCTGAGCAGCCGATAGGCGCATATCCACTCTATCTTCTTCTCTATCTATCACCTTTGAGGCTAAATCACGCATATCCGACTCTGCTTCTGCCTCTATCTTCATTGCCATGCGTTCATCCTCTGAGGATTGTT